AAAGAAGATTTTGTGGTGGAAGATTATCGCGGCGGCTGCCTGATCGAGAACATCAAGATCGGCAACTTCAAAGAAGTTAAGCCGGATTCAGCGTCAGAAGCAGCGGAATAAGGGGAACTTCATGATTAGCCCTTGCCGTCGTCACATGTTGCGACAGTCAGCCATCATCGCCGCACAGCAGGCCGCCGGTCAGCTGACTCACGCCACCGGCTACGAACTGCAAATGCAAAAGCTGAATGCGGATAAGCAGGCGCTGCATAAACTTCAGTCCTTCCAGGCGAAAGCGGAACTGAAACGTCAATTGCTCCCTGAATACGCCCCGTGGGTGTCGGGCGTGCTCGCCGAAGGGAACGGCGCACAGGATGCCATCCTGATGACCGTCATGATCTGGCGTATTGATGCCGGTGATATTGCCGGTGCGCTGAACATTGCCCGCTACGCCTTTAAACACCGGTTAGCGATGCCGTTCGGAACCCGCACGGCGGGATGTGCTTTCACTGAGGAAGTGATAGACCAGGCTGTTCGTGCCCGCACCGCCGGTGAACCGGTCAGCATTGAGCTGATGCTGGAAGTGCTGGAACTGACTGACGCTGAGGATATGCCCGATAAAGTCCGTGCCCAGTTGCACAAAATTGTCGGCTATCTCTACCGCGACGGCGGCAAGGACACGTTAGCCCTGGAGCGTCTGAAAAGTGCCTTAATTCTCGACGGCAAATCAGGCGTGAAAAAAGACATTGAGCGTCTGGAGTCTGCCATTAAAAAGGCATCCGGCAGCTAAAAAGAATGCGCCCCGCGCAGGGCGGCACGCCAGCCGAGACGGGTCTTTGACCTCGTTCAACGCTGGCGTCCACCGCCCCCCATTCAGAGGTCATTATGTCTCTTGTTGTACCTGCACCGAAACCGGACGCCGCGACGGAACCCGCGATTAAAAACACCCATTTCTGGCCTGATGTCGATCCGGTTGAGCTGCGCGACACCCTGCGGCTGGAGGGCACGGTTACGGCGAAACGCCTGCGCGCCGCCGCAAAGTTCGCCATGACCGAAGTGAACGCCGAACTGTACAGCTTTCGCGATGCGCAGATTGCCCAGGGCTTTAAACGCCTGGCGGATGTCCCCGCCGATGAGATTGATGACGAAAGCGTGAAGGTCTGCGCCTATCAGCGCGCCGTGGCGTCTATCGCGGCGGCCTTCCTGGCGGAGCGTTACCCGAATAACGACACCACCGATAAGGGCAGTAAAAAGGCTGAAATCGTGGAAAGCACCGTTGATGATTTATGGCGTGACGGACGCAACGCGATCAGCGACGTCGCCGGTGTATCCCACTGCATCATCGGGCTGCTCTGATGAAAGTCTATGCCGAACAGGGCGACACCGTGGATTCGCTTTGCTGGCGGTACTACGGGCGCACGGAATCGGTAGTTGAACACGTTTACGCGGCTAACGTTGGATTAGCCGCACAGGGGGCAATTCTGCCCCATGGCTACGCGGTGGAGCTGCCGGATATTACTCAGGCCGCAGTCAGTGAAACCGTCTCACTTTGGGACTGATGACCATGGAGCGCATCACCTCGTTTATTTGTTACTGCGTCGCGGCCTTTCTTGCGTGGCTCGGCGCGATGTCGCCGCAGGATATCGCCTTTCTGGTCGGTGCCGCCGTCGGCGTCGCAACCTTTCTGGTGAACTGGTACTACCGGCGCAAAACTTACCGCCTGCTGAAAGCAATGGGCGTCAGAGGAGACATAAATGCAGCCATCAATCGTTAGACGCTGCGCGGTCGCCGCTGTCCTGGCGATTGCCGCGCTGCTGCCACAAACGCCGACGTTGAAAACGTCCGCCGCCGGTCTGGCACTGATTGCTGATTTCGAAGGCTGCCGCCTGTCGGCGTACCAGTGCAGCGCGGGCGTCTGGACAAACGGCATCGGGCACACGGCGGGCGTGAAGCCGCAAACGCACATCAGCGAACGTCAGGCCGCCGTGAATTTGGTGGAAGATGTGATGCGGGTAGAGAAAGGCATTACACGCTGTATGCCGGTTGCTATGCCGCAGCCAGTTTATGACGCCGTTGCGTCCTTTGCATTCAACGTCGGGGTGACGGCGGCCTGTAAATCCACCCTAGCGTTTTTCATCAACAAGGGCGAATGGCGAAAAGCCTGCGAACAGCTACCGCGCTGGGTGTTTGTGAACGGCGTGCGCGTCACCGGGCTGGAACGCCGCCGCGCGAATGAGCTGGCCTACTGCCTGCGGGGTGTCTGATGCGTATTTTAATTTTGTTACTGCTGGCAGCCTGCGCGCTGGTGGGGCTGCAAACCTGGCGGGTTAGTGGCTTGCATGATGAAGCCGACCAGGCGCAGCGCATTATCGGCACGCTGTCTGCCGGTATTGAAAGCCGCGACAACGCCATTCACCGCCTGAGTGATGATGCACTGAGGCGGGAACGCCAGGAACAAAGCCTGCGCACCCAGCTCTCACGGGCGGGTCAGTTGGCGCGGGATCGTGAAGTTCACATTCAAAGGTTACTTAATGAAAATCAGGAAATGCGTAACTGGTATGGCGCTCGTCTGCCTGATGGTATTGGCCGGATGCACGCACGTCCCGCCTTTGCCAGCGCCGCAGATTATTTACATTGGCTGTCCGGCGGTCACGAGCTGCCCGATACCGGCAAGCTCACCCGCCACTAACGGCGATTTAAGCAGTGATGTCAGAAACCTGGAGGCCGCGCTAACCGCCTGCGGCCTCCAGGTGGAAGCGGTCAAACAATGCCAGGAGGAACACCGTGTTAAAACCCGCACAGCTACGAAAAGCGTTAACTGATGCTGTGCCGGTGCTGCAAACCAGCCCCGACACATTGCGGATGTTTGTGGATAACGGGCGTATCGTTTGCACGTTAGCCAGTTCGCTGTCGTTTGAATACCAGTACCAGACCGAGTTGCTGATCACCAACTTTGCCCAGGACTGCGATCTGATTATTGTGCCGATCCTGGCGTGGCTGCGTGAGAACCAGCCGGACATAATGGCGACACCGGAAAAGCAGCAGACCGGTTTTAAATTTAAGGCCGATATGCTGGATGATGGTTCCTACGATATCGCGATTGATGTGCAGCTCACCGAGCGCGTGATCGTGAAACAGATTGATGCCGGTCTGTATGTGGAGCATTTTCCGGAACCTCCGCTGCCTGAACCGGTAGAAAGGCCGCGTGAACTGTATCTGCACGGCGAGTTAGTGAGTCAGTGGAATGAGTGAGCTGTCAGCGTTTAATAGCCGCCTGGCGGGGCTGATTGCCGCGTTGTCACCGCAAAGCCGGAAGGCGATGGCGGCAACCATTGCGAAGCGCCTGCGCAAACATCAGCAGCAGCGAATTAAACAGCAGGTCACGCCGGAAGGGCTGCCGTTCACCCCGCGCCGCCCGCAGCATTTGCGGGCAAAGAAAGGCCGCATTAAGCGGGAGATGTTCTCCAAACTGCGCACGGCTAAATACATGAAGGCCAAGGGCACCGCTGACGACGCCGTGGTGGAATTTACCGGCCAGGTTCAGCGCATGGCGAAGGTGCATCAGTACGGGCTGCGGGATCGTCCGTCAGTCAGTGCAAAAGAAATGCAGTATCCGGCGCGCCCGCTGTTAGGACTGGACGCGGAAGATATGAAAATTGTGGAAGATGAATTGATGAAACTGCTAGCAAGTTAACTTATCGCGAAAATTGTAGCTTAAGCCGTTGACATTGGAGATAAAGATCCAGATTCTGTTTAAATAATTTCCAACAATCGGCCATTTTCGATGAAGAAAAAATTACAAGTTTTCGTTTCCTCAACATTTAAGGATCTTAAAGAGGAGAGACAAGCTGCAGTTAGCGCTATCTTAATGCTAGGTCATATTCCTGCGGGTATGGAGCTGTTTACAGCAAATGATAAAAGCCAGTGGGAAACTATTGAGCGTTGGATAGATGAGTCCGATGTTTACATTCTTATCCTAGGTGGCCGATATGGAAGTATTGATGAGGCTACTGGTAAAAGCTATACAGAAAAAGAATTTGATTATGCGGTTAAAAAGAAAAAACCTTTATTCTCAATAGATATAAACGAGAAAGCTTTAAAGGATAAAATCAAAATATTAGGTGCAGATGTTATTGAATTAGAACACCAGAAAGAGCTAAAGGCTTTTAGAATAAAAGTACATAAAAAGATTATTTCGTTTTATGATGATGTTAAAGATATCCAACTCGCAATAATGAAAAGCCTCCCTCCAATTGAGTCACGCACTGATATATCGGGATGGGTTTCAGGGGCTGAATTACCAAAAGCTGAGCCTTTGATTACCAAAATCACTTCTCTGATTGCTGAGAATGATAAGCTCAGAAAAGAAAACTCGAAACTGCTAGCGCTACAAGGCAAGCAAACAATTGATAAGAGTGAGTATGACGATATTTTTAGAAACCTCTCAAAAATAAAAATTAAAGTTCCTGATGCAGTAACCAAAAAAGGAGAGATTGAATCCACTTTGCTAGATATTTTTAATTTTGTTTGGAGTGCACTCATTGAGGGGGTAACAAATCAACGAGGAGCTTCCGAGGAGGACACCTTCATATTTTATAACGTTTGCCCTCACTTACAAGTTTACGGCCTCGCAATCAATGAAAAATTTCAGAAAGTAGCCTGGACTCGTTACACGTTGACCAATAAAGGCCAGCAATTTGTTACGTATATTAACGATAAAGAACTCAAGTAAATCCTCACTTCTGTGGTGTTGTGCCATCCCTAAAAAACCGCTCAAATTGTATGCCGCCTGACAGTGCGGCATTCTTTTATTCATGAATACATCCATCCCAAAAAACGACATTCCGCGCCTGCTGCGCAATCTGATCCGCATTGGCACCGTTGCCTAAGTGGATTTAGAGGCGGCAATTTATCGCGTAAACACTGGCGGCACGCCACTAATTACTTAAAGGCCAAAGGTACTGCTGACGGTGCCCTGGTGGAATCCACCGGCCAATTGCGATGGGTG